TGTACCGATCCAATCCAAAATGCCCCTCTACGCTGGTCATGCAGTTAAACGATGGATCAAGCTCGGTTAGGGGAATTTTCCACAGGTGCGCCATCACGTTGAGCCAGGTCTGCTCGGCAAAATGGTTTGGATGCAGGCCAATAGGTGGCATGGACAATATGCCAACCGCCTTGGTATGAACTACAAAAACGCCAGTATTGACGTAAAATTGAGGCTCAATAATACCACCGAATGCACTAGCCAGCTTTACCATATCTGCCTTACGATCCAAGTAAGCTCCCTCGTCAAATGCACAGAACACGCCAGCGTCATCGGATAGCTTGGGGCAATCGGCTGCAATCAAAACATCAGCGTCAACGAATGTCACTTGGTCATAGCCCTTGGTTGCCATGATGTTGCCAATGGCAGACTTGGAATACTGCATCGGATGGGTCAGGGGTTTATCGATTAAAATGAAGTCGCAGCTGTGACGCTTGCAGTACTCCTCCATCCTCGGCTTGGTCAGATCCAGAATCTTCTTCCAGTCATCACCAAACGATTGCGTTACTAATGCCTGCTTCATTTCTTAATAGCGTATGCCAACGATTTTTTTATTACATATTCAATTACAGCTTCCCTATCTTTCTTGAGAAGCTTCATTCCAATCCTAAATAATTCTGCGCCTGTCTTGTCATCGTAGGTCACATCCACAAGAACCATCTTGGGTGCTTTCCGTGATTTTCCAAATGTTATTTTTCCTAGTTTCATTTCTTCTTGGCCTTTCCTTTCTTCTTTGGTTTGACTTCCTTCCACACATCAAAGTTTTTGTCTAAGTCCACCGATATAAGCATTAGCTTTTGGTAAAGCTTCCAGCCCACCCCAAGTGGCAGCAATGTAATGCTTACAAGATCGCCGATGTAATAAAATATCTTCGATAAGATTGTCATTTGCTGATTTCTACTGTCGCGTATTTGGGCAGTCTAGCTTTTTCGTAATCTTTTTGTGATTTAAAAAATAAATCTAAAACAGGTAATTTGCTTGACCCACTAGCCTTTCTCTGAATGACAGCTGTGCCTGTGTCAACCACTACCCATTCATGCTGCGAGCCGACTATCTTAACCTTGCTCCATGCTGGTATGATCCTATGGTCTGTTGCACAATGCCTTCCAGCCTTTAAACGTACACCCTCGCTGCTCTGCATTCTGCTGGTGTAATAGTCTTCCCCTGGCCAGTATCCAGTAACGCGCACCTTGATTTTCTTTTTCGGTGGCTGCACATCGACCATGACATTGGATGCCATAGACGTTGATAGAATAAAAATGGCCAATATGGCCAATGTTCTCATTTGCCAGCGTCAAAATCTTCTGTTGCTTGAATGGACAAGAGATCATCAGCCTTTTCCAGTAATTCCTTGCTTGGATTCTTGATGTCCTCAGTAGCAGTTGAGATTTCAATCTTTGACATAATCACATTGTTGACCACCTCGGCAAAGTAATGTTCCCTGTAGCCAACTGGACCAATATCCTCGGTAATCGTATCAATCTCTGCGTTGCCATACGCAGTGTACTTTTCTCCATTAAACTCAAAATCAACACTTACATCTTCCATAATCATAATCTCGGAACCTCCTTTTTAATTTGTGCCAATACGAATAAGGATCTTACCAGAGCGCGCTCAAGGTGGTCAACACTTGTTTCTCCATTGTTGTCAGGACAAGGGGTTGACTTGTGGAGTTGCATCTGCGCCGTGGCTAGGTGACGAACAGCCCTGGCAATATGGTAATCGTGAGTCGGTCTATCCTTTTCCAGCCAATCTCCATAGCCAGACTTCTCTGATCCCTTGCCCATTACACGCCAGACGATCTCCTGTGCAGCGTTACCCATTTCTTGAATTGTTGGTGCTGTCATTTTGCGAGCCTCCTATAGAATTGGTCCAGTAATCCTTCTAGCCAAAGCACATCTTGTGGGTCAATCATAATTTCATCCCAGGAGGGGTATAGCCTTTTACCCAAGCCCATACCCTCAAGAGCGCATTGAATGCGATTCCAGCCTGGTACAGCTCGTCATCTTCCCACACCCTAGTCATCAGCTTGCTCGAATCATTTGAGGCAAGCACGATGGATACGCACGCTGCCTGGGGATTCTCGCTTGCGGTCCTGTAGGCCCAGAGCTGTGGACAGTCTGAAGTTTCATAGAACGGCGAGTATTTGGGATTTACCTTGCGGTTTTTGAGATCGATGATCGCGTCACCAATTCCTTTCAACTTCACATATGCGTCACAGCGACCAGCGTACCCTGCGCCAACTAGAGCCTTCTCGCACCAGTACGTCTTCTCTATGTTTTCGTCCGCCCACTTCTTGAAGGTCGCGATGTAGGGCTGGAGATCTTCATCTTTGCACACAGCGCGTCCCATGAGGATATTCTCGGCCTGTTCGTGCATTCGCGTGCCATGCTCAGCTGCTTTCGATGTTGACTCTTTAGAGTCCTTAACCACTCTTCTAGCGTAATCTTCGAGCGTTTCATTTTCCTCCTTTGGCAAGGTAAGCGATGCCATGATACTTTGTTCAATTTTCCAGTTGGTCAATTGGGGCTTATCCAAAATAGACAAAATCGAAGTGACGCTAGGATACAAACCCATCTTCCTGGCATCGGCCACAGTTGTATTCCGCTCGTTGCCGTTCTTCCCAATTACAACGTGGGCGGATTTTCCGTCTTCGGTATACCAATGACCGCTAGACTCGGTTTGAACAAGTCTAGCTGTCGATGGCTCTTTGGTTGTAATTGTAAGAGCCATTTAGATTTCCTCTGCTTTCATGGCCAAACCTTCTTCGTGAAGTTGCCTTGCAAATGTCCAAGATGAAATAGCAATGTCTGCTACCTCACTCTTAATTTCATCTTCAACTTCAGAGACATCTGGATTGCCGAACAATTTAATCCTATTTGTCAATGCTGCTGCAAATATATGGATTGCTGCATATTCAATCTTTGATAGGCCGTTAAGCCCATCAGACGGAAATGCACCTCTATGCCAGGAATCTGGATGTCTCGCGTCCATTAGAACGGAACCTGGTTGCCGTCTGCATCAAGTTCAGCTTTGCTGGCAGTGGGTTTCCCTGCTGCCATCTGGAATTCCTTGCTGGCGCGAACCTTGTCCTGTAGCCACTCTGGAAGAGCAGCGAAGACTTCATTCTGACCATTCTCAATCTCATAGAACACATGCGAATTAACCGACTCCTTGGGGGCAGTCATGCCCTTGGGCAACTTGCTGATCGCATTGATAGCGCAATACTGCCTGCCTGCCTGCGAGGTTTTGTGCATCAAGGTAAGCAGGGCTGCTTTGCCAAGCAGATTCTTGAGGCTGAACGATGCCAGTTCTTTCGATGTGAAGGCTGCACCGCGCCAAGACTCAAGGTGCTTGCGGAGTGTCGCACGCTCACCCAGCGAGCGAGTCAGCTCAAGACTCACCATCATAGGCTTGGTAACCTTTGTGGTCTTGCCGTTCTCCACTACCTCTCCATCGATCACCTGGTCAGGCAATTCGAAGGTTAGTCTCACTTTGGGAGACATCTTCTTCTCGCCATCCCAATTGGTTTCTTGGAGTCCCATGTCAATCAATTGGACCAAGACTCCCATCGTCGTTCCTGCTTCAGGCAGTTGACGTTCCGTTGCTTTTGCCGATTCACTTAGTGTTAGGCTCATTTATTTCGTACCTTTCTTTTTTTTGTTTTGGTTTTTGTGTCAGGTGTAAGTTGGACTAGAACTGAAAACAGATTCTTATTTGTTGGGGTTAATAGTTGAGAGATCAGATTGTTCTTGTACATAGAATCCTTTCACGACTGTTGTGTGTGTTGGTTGATTTGGTGCATATTCAATAGTGACATTGGCAGGGGCGAGTTGTCTAGCCAATTCGCACACGCTGTCGGCGGTTAAAATAACAAGCCATTCCTTACGGCCATTACGGCGGAAGAACACCGCTGGAATCTTACCTGCTGGGCAATCACGCTTCGACTGCTCCATCCACTCCTCTGGCTTTAAAGCTTGGCAACGCTTCCCCTCTATATGAAATGGGAAATTCCCACACACCACATCCCCGCTACCACCCTCTGGATTTCCAGCGTATTGATGACTACGGCGAGCTTTCTGCCATCCCTGCTCGCGAAGATAATTCGCTAATTCACGCTCCCCTGCTGCACCCTTTGCCCTGCTGTTAATTTTTCCCATTTGTTGGTTTTAGCAGGCCAACCCAGGGCGCGTCGAGATCTATTTTTAATTAAGCCAAGTTTTATTAGCGTGACTAATATCCTCATCAAACTTGCGAATCATTGCCTGCATGGTCAACTTCTTGACCATCTTTTGATTCTTCTTCACCCACTCCACCGCCTCATCAAAAGACTGTGCGCCCTTCAAGCCATCATCAAAATATTCCCATGCCTCCTTCTCGGTCATAGGTTCTTAAATACACGCCAACCCCCTCCTGTCGACGGACAAAGCTTGGTTGTGACCGACCTGCACTTGGCAATTGGCAATAGCCAGAATAGATCATCGTTCATGCCCCAGCATGCCACATAATCCACGCCACTGATTGCGCGCTTGGGGATATTAAACCCATTGCCACTGCTGGTAGTAAAGCGGTACTTGGTACGACCAGGCTCTATGGCTTGAGCGGTCTTAACCTGGATGCGGTAAAACTTATTGTTCTTCTCGGCCACCACATCATACCCAGCGAAATCCTCGTAAGGAGTTAGAACGTTGTACCCACAGCGCAAGAGCGCGCCAGTAACGCGAGCCACTCCTACTGCACCTATTTGCCGTGATGTTAATTTCATTGTTGACGTATTCCTAATTTAGCAGATACTAGAAAAATGAAAATAACAAACACACTTATCGCGCTTGCCCTCTCTACTGCGTTTACATGTCTCGCGGATGACCGCTTGAGCCAAGAAATTGTGGCTGCCGTCTATCGAGGTAGCAGCACGCATGTGCTTGCTGGGAATTCCGCTGTGGGTGCTGGTGGCGCGCTTGTCAAAGCAGGAGATACACTTCTTACCCCTGAGGGTGCTTACGTCCAGGCAGGTGGCAGTTTCCTCAAGCCTGGTGGAGGTGCTGTCGTTAAGGCTGGCAGTAGCTACGTTGGAACGGACAGCGCGCTTGTTAATGTTGGTAGCGGACTGAATCTTATTCTTATTGGATCGGACGGCGCGAGCATTGGGGCTGGGAACACTATCCTTCGCCCCCTTCTTCTTCCACACTAGCCCACCCCCCAAATCGCCTGCCGATTCCTTATCCTGTTCTCAAGACCAGCGATAAACTTCTTTCGGCTTGAGTTGTTGTAGGCAAGTTCGTATTCATAATCCAACTGAGCATTACTAATTTCCTGCA